CCAGGGATCGGGGGCAAGGGTCCGCTTAACACCCCGGGGTCAAACCGGGGTGAAGCGGTGCAGGTTGGTGCTGGTCAGGGTCCAGACATGGACCCTTGCCCCCGATGAGCGGAGGCGGACACCTCCGCTCGCCTGTGAATCCCAGGCTCGCAGTCCGCCTCACCATGGATGTGAGCCCCACCAGGGCTCACATAGCAAGGGCCCAGCAGTGCTCGCCTGATGGCGAGCACACCATGTGTGCACCACTGGCGTGGTGCACAGCTATGCGGCCAGCAAGAAGACTTGGCCGCATCCATGCGTCCGGCCGTCAGGCCGGACAGCTGTGCGCACGCTTCGGCGAGCAAGGGCTCGCCGTGCCCTTCTCCACCGGACCAGAACGCCGCCAGTCCCCCTCTGGGGGACGTCCGGCGGAAAGGGGGGAGCAGGGCCGCTGTGCGGCCCGCTGCGGCCCTCAGGGCCGCTCCTGTGCGCGTCCTGACGGACGCGCAGCTCTGTGCACGGAGAAAGATCGTTTAGGAGGTGCCGGCCAAGCCGGCCCCATGCATGATCATCTTCCGTTCCCTGTCGTCTCCGGTCGCATGAGCGACCGCTCATGACGCAACGTGAGCACCACGTGACCGTCCCGTTTCTGACGCACTGTGTTCCGGCATGTGCCGGGAGCAATCGCTGACCTGCATATATGCCAATCGCACCCTGTGCGATTCCTGTGCGCGCCGAGTGCGCCGGGCAGCTGTGAGCAGCGTCTTCACACATCTCCACAACCGTGGAGGTTACGTTCCGCTACTCACGAATGAGCCGCTATAGGTCTCGGCAAAGTTCTTCTTGCCTCTGAGGCAACCCTCATTTGTGCAGCTCAGAGTGGGTACTGAAAAGATCTTGAAGAAAGTTGCCCAAAGCCTCTTGACTCACCAATGAGTCAGAGAGCAGTCTCTTCACATCGAACGGCGGCGCCGCAAAAGCGGAGGAACCGGGAGATACCCCGGTGTTCGGGTGACGAGAAGTTCACGTCACGTTCGAGCCCGTTCGAATCACCCGCCCGAGCGGCTTACATGCCGGCCGGCGGCCGGAACAACTCAACAGTGATCCACTCCACGTCCGAGAAGGACGTAGGCGAAAGCCGATAGCGAGTGACCGGAGACCGGGGCCTTGCGGGCCCCCACGGGACCGGTAGGCCATGGAGCCGCAGCGCTCCCGCCCCTGGCCTGAACAAGGGTTGAACGACACGCAGCACCTAGACGCTGCGAAAGGCCGTCAGACGGCCACACAGACACGCGAGGACGGACCGCGGCGCTTGTTCCCAGGGTGATTCCCCCTGGGGCGGCTGCGAGCGCGAGCGGTCCGTCACTCGTCAAGCCACCAGGGGCGCTCACCGGTTGAGGGAGTTGGACGCTCCGCGTCCCTGGTGGCCTGATGAGTAGAGATGATCATGACGCGGCACGTACGGTGCCGGCATTTCCGGGAGAGGGGAAATGATCATGGATGACAAGCTGGTAGCGGCGCTGCTGTACGCCAACGCGTCCACCGACGAACTGCGCGGCTACGGCGCCACGGACGTGGAGGCCATGCGCAACGCGGTCGAGTCGGGCGAGATCTCCTGGGACAGGGAGCCGGGATCCAGCTGGGCCGAGATCACGCAGGATGCCCGGAAGGCAGCCATCGTGACGTTCGCGAGCACGCCTTACGGCGTCCTGGTGCTCGACAACAACTGACCCTGCCGGAGCTGGCCGAGCGCACCCGAGTGCCATCGGGTGCGCTTCCTTGCTCTTACAGGAACAGAGCACGCAGGGGTGCCACCCTGCGACCCGATCACTCTTGGAGAGGCAGTGGTCATGAGCAACACCCTTACCGTCACGCGTGAGGTGCGCGGTACGTCGCACTGGGTGCACGTGACCGGCCCGATCACCCTGGACCGCAAGGCTCCGTACAAGGCTGCCGCAGAGGCTCGCAAGTGGGCCCGAGAGAAGGGCATGGCCCGCGCGTTCCGTCTCTCGGGCGGGGGGTCGTACAACTCGCCGGAGTCCGGCGGAGAGGGCACCTTCCGCTACAGCGTCTCGTACGGCTTTGAGCGCTGATCATCCGCCGCAGCATCGGGTGCACACCTCCGGGTGTGCGCCCCCTTGCTCTTACGGATGAGAGCACACCTGCACGGGTGCCACCGTGGCAGGTGCCGGCATGATCACTTGGAGAGGCTGATCATGGACGCAGCAACGATCATCCACACGTGGAGCAACGGCGCGCGAAAGCTGGAGCTCGACGGCTTTCAGTTCACCGTGTCGCACACGGGCCGCATCTCTTGGGCCACCCCCGACGGGTGGGCCCGCATTGCGGTGGACCGGGAGACGTTCCCGATCCTGGAGACCTACACCGTGTGGCAGCCCTACGGGCCCACGTACAACGACGAAGAATTCACGTACGCCGGGGCCGTCTCCCTGATCAACCGGGAGGCGTGACCATGAGCGGATACACCCCCTGCGCATGCCGTGACTGCATGGACGTCACAGTGAGCTGGGAGGACGGCACGCCCTCACGCTGCTCCCTCTGCTGGGAGGCAGGCTGCGAGCCGTACGCCCCCGACAGCGCGGACTACAACGCACTGCCCTCGCACATGCGCGAGTGCCAGCGCGACGACGCGTACATGGAGGCGTGACATGGTCACCTGTGAGGGTTGCGGGATGCGGTTCTACTGCATCACCCGAGCGTTCCGCATCTGCATCTGGTGCGAGATCAAGAGGGATGGAGCGCACGAGCACTGACCACCCGCCGGAGCGCTGGGCCGGCTCACGCTGTGAGCCGTGCCCATGCTCTTACGGATGAGAGCACACAGCCCCCGGGGTGCCACCCGGGGGCTGTGCTTTGGCACAGCCTTACTGGAGAGGCAGGCAGCGCCATGAAGAACGGTAGCAAGCTCTTCGCTGCGTCCTACAGCGACGGCATGGGCTGGAACGGCAGCAGCGTTCCGATGCCCCTGGACAAGGCCCGAGCGTTCATCCTGGACGCGCTGGACCGAGTCAAGCTCGGTCCGACGGCCACGGCCCACGACTACGACATGCGCGTCCGCGCCCGCGATGCGTTCAGCGAGACGCAGCGCCCCTTGACGTTCAAGGTCGGCATCTGGACGTTCGCCCTCACGCTGGACGGGGGCGAGTGACCATGGTGACGCTCGCCAAGACCAGCAAGCCCCAGCTGATCCGCGAGGTCGGCTGGGCACCCGGCGGCAAGATCCGGCGCAAGGGCATCACGCTGGAGGCGTACCTCCGCGACATCGCCTACGCGGAAGACCTTCGACTGGACGTCCATCACGTCCCGGTGATGGACCGCGAGGGCAGGTTCATGGTCGTTGCATGGGTGGCCACGACTTCCGGCCGCCTGCTGGGTGCGTACGAGATTCAGGATCACGCCTGACCCAAGCTCCGGCGCTCTCCCCGGCGCCGGTAAGCGGCACTGCACCCCCCGCGGTGCCGCTCAGAGCCCCCGCCACCCCCCCCCGGCGGGGGCTCTGCCCTTCCCTCTGTCCATGCCGCCACAAGTCAGCACACGCGCATACCTGCCTCTCCACAGAGCGCGTGTGCTGGCCTGCGGTCGCATAGGGCGACCAGCCATGAGCAAAGGAGAGGCACCATGGCGAACGAAGAACTCCTGCACAAGGTGCTGAGGCACCTCAAGGACAACCCCACCGACTACGACGCGGCGCGCTGGCACAGAGACTTTGCCGGCTGGACGCTGCGCCTGGCGCTGCCGGGCGTGGAGGCCCGGACAGACTCCCTGGACGTGGAGCGGCTGTTCGACGCCGACGGCGAAGTGATCTGGATCCAGGACATTGGCCCGTGGGCCATGAAACTGCTCGGGATCAACGTCGGTCAGTCGGTCAGCCTGTTCAGCGGCGCCAACACGCTGGAAGACCTGGAGCGCATCGTGACCGCGATCGCGGCCGGCTCGGAGAGCAAGCCCGACAACCCCAGCGAGCCGTGCCGGTGCAAGCACCCGCGATACCTGCACCGCCCCGGTTGGTGCCGGGCCTGCGAGTGCTCCGCGTTCACCGCGGCTGGCGCGGAGGTGCGGGCGTGACCGGACCCGAGCACTACCGCAGAGCCGAAGAGCTTTTGGCGGAGGTTGAGGGCCTCAATCCGCGGAACGAGGAGTCTCGCGCGGTCATGACCGTGGTTCAGGGCAGGGCCCAGGCTCACGCCACGCTGGCGCTGGCAGCCGCTACGGCGCTGCCCGTCACTCGCGTGCTGCTCGCGGCCGAGTACCAGGCATGGGCTGATGTGGCTGCCGTGAAGACGGAGCCTGAGGCCTGACCAAGCTCCCCGCCGCTCTGCGGATGGCGAAGGCCGCAGGGTGGTGGGGCCACTACTACGGCGCCACCACGAAAGTCCCCTTGTTGGGGAGCGTGACCACGAGGCCGCGCTCCCGCAACTCCTGCACGGCCCGCCGGGCCGTGCCCGGTGCCACGCCGTACTGAGCGCCCATGTCCCGCTCGTTCGGCAGCCGCGCTCCATGCGGCAGCCGGCCGGAGCGGATCTCCTGCTCGACCTGGTTCGCAACGCGCACGTAGACGTACTGGAAGGCGTCTTCGCTCATGATCGGAACGTATGGCGGCGCGCAGTCCGGTACATCCGTAGGTGGCGCCATGTGGTCGTATGGGGTGACCTATAGCGGCCTGTGGCGCTAGTGTCTACATGAGAAGGCCCCCGCGACCGCGCTAACGGCCCGGGGGTGTGGTCAACGCTGTGAAGGAGCGTTTGACATGGCAGAGCTTACGCACACAGCCCCCATGTGGGGCAGAGCACCGCTCCCACTTCCTGGCGTGGGAACCCTGACCGGCCAGCAGCAGCGCGGCGCCGACTGCGTATGGTGCGGAACCACCCTCACCGCCGAAACGGCGGTCGATCTCGGGGAGCGCCGCATCCGCGTCCTTGGGCGGCACGTCAGCGCGTTCCCTCGCGGCTGCCGGTCCTGCACCCGCAAGCACGCGTACCGGGCGCTCCTGGACCACGCCGCCCTGTGCGAGCAGTGCACCGACGATGCCAGCGGCTGCGAGACCGGAACCGCGCTGAGCCGCCTCGTCCGGGAAGGGCGGCGCCCATGATCTGCGCACGCTGTGATCAGCCGATCAAGGAAGATGAGCCGTACGAGCCGATCGGATCGCCCGGCGCTACAGGTGCCGGCGCTGACCTGGTCCGCCACGAGCGGCCGTGCAAGAGGGCGCCGCAGCAGACCTATCCGGCCCAGCGCCGGTAACAAGCTCCGCTGGCGGCGACGGCAGCGGTAGAGCCGCCAGCGGAAACCGAAGCCCTCCCGGGCGCCGATCCGGGAGGGCTTCCTCATGCCCCGGGTCCGAACTCCACCCGGGAAGCGTCGGTCCCTGCTCCACCAGGGTCGATCGGCCGGCTTGGCACCACCGGTGACGCGAAACGGTGCCGCACAGACGCCCGGTAGCTCCGGGCAGGGAGGCTCTGACGAGGGCACGGCAAAGGACCGGCTGCGCCGGTACGAGCGGGTTCGAATCCCGCACTCCCACGGGAACCATGAGAGACGTCATGCCAGCATTCGCGCGCCTCAGGCGTGGCTACCTGGCGACGGGAACAGGTCCCGGCGAGGTCCGCTCCAACCGCATCTCAGGAGGAGCGCACGGGGTACGGCCAGCCCCAGCCTGATCAGGTGGCCACCGCAGCCCGCCCCCACTGCCTCGGGGGCGGGCTGCTTCGTCTCAGGAGAGGGAGAAGCGCATGCGCAGGATCGAGCAGCGGCACAGTCCGCCAGGGAGTGAAGCCGGGTGACCCTCACTTCCCCCCACCTGTCTGTACAGGTCACGGCGGGAGCCGTCGCCCCGCGGCGAGCAAGTGCCTGGTCCGCCCCACTCGACTGGATACTGCCTCGCCCCACCGGTAGACACCGCAAGCCGGGCCGCGCGCGCCTCCTGCTGGGGAGGCGGGGCCGGTGAGTCGGTGTGTCCAGCATCGATTGTCCGTACAGCCGGACGCACCCATATTCGGCTAGGTTCTGGTTAGAGCTTGTCTTGCAGGGGTCTGGACCATGAACCAGACCTCACACTGACATTGCTTCCGCTGCCAAGCTGACGAGGGGACCGACTGTGCCACCGAAGAAGAGGGTTGACTTGCCCGACCACGTGAGAACTGCCGTCCTGGAGGACGTGGCCCTTACCTACCAGACCGCCCTGGAAGCCGACGAGAACAGCAAGATCCGTATCCATCTCGCCCTGGAGCAGGGCGTTACCACCAGGGAACTTGAGGAAGAGCTCGGTGTGCCCCAGCAGACTCTCAGCCGCTGGGGCCGGCAGGGCCGCGAGGCTCTGACACGCCGGAGGGAGGCGAGAGGAAAGCGTGAGCAGGGAAGTCACTCAGCTGGCGAAGATCCTGTCAGATCCGGAGAACGAGAGCCGGTCGGCTGAAGAAGTCGCCGCCCTTGTACTCGAAAAGATGTACGACCTGGCCGTCTCCGCGGCCAAGTCAGAGATCAGGGCGGAGACCAGAGCCGAGATCCGCAAACAGGTCGCCGAGAGAGACGCCGCAGTGCGGCGGCTGGCGGTAATCGGCCAAATCTCGTACGGGCCCCAGGAACCCACCCACACGGTGGTCCTGGGGCCTTTCTACGCCCCGCAGTCCGTGGCGACAGAGGAGCAGTACAACGCCGCCGTGGCGAAGCCCTGCACGCCGGCCCGGGAGGCCGGGCGCAGTCTCGCCTGGGATGCCCGGTCGGGCACCGGCCGGGGCCGTTTCATGCTGGCCCCGGCCTTCCTCACGCCACGCGAAGCGTGGGACTTCTACCGCGGCCAGAAGGCCGCGCCGGTCATCGCCAAGGGGCTGAGCGAAGCCCCACCCAAGCTGATCAAGCCCGCCTGCCTGTGCGGGCTGCGTGACGACGTGATCTGTCACGCGCACCCGGCAAGCCAGTAAGGAGCGCCCATGCAGGACGGGGAGGCCATACGAGCCGACGAAGCCGGCGAGTGGCTGCGCGAGAACCTGAAGGACAAGCCTGAACCGAAGGTCACCCTGAGCATCGAAGGCGACGGAGTGAGCCCGGCGGCATACCGCCGGGTGCTGGAGATCCTGTTCCGCCCACGCGCTGACGGTGCGGCGCTCTAAGATCTGCGCCACACGGGTGATCCCGGGAGGGCCTGAGAAACGCTCCCGGGATCACGTTGCCAGTCGCGAAGGGACTGACATGACCAAGACTCTCACGCGCGCCGTGGACACGGCGCTGAGGGCCACAGGGACACTCACCCTGCGGGCGGTCGATTACCTCCGGGTCTCGACCGAGGAACAGGCCAAGGGCTACGGCATCGCCTACTCAGGCAAGAAGACGGCCCGGTACATCGAAAGGAAGGGCTGGGCCCACGTCGGCACGTACGCCGACGAAGGCTATTCAGGCAGCCTGGAGGCCAACGAACGGCCCGAGCTGCGGCGCCTGATGCAGGACGCCCGCAAGACGCCCCGACCCTTTGACATGGTCGTCGTCAACGAGGGCCGCGGCATCGGCCGCACCGGACGGGCCTTCTGGAAGTGGGTCTGGGACCTGGAAGACCTCGGGGTGTACGTGGCCGTGGTCAAGAAGGACTACGACAACTCCACACCATCGGGCCGCAGCCAGATGCGCCAGGACGCCGCTTACGCCGAGGAAGAGCGCGAGCTGATCCGCGACCGCACTCAGGGCGGCATCCAGGAGAAGGCCGAAGACGGCCTGTACCCGGGCGGGACCATCCCTTTCGGATGGTCGGTCAACGACGCAGGCGAGTACGTCCTGAGCGATGACGAGGCCGAGACGCTGCGGATCGCCCGCAAGCTCTTCTTGGCCAAGCGGAGCTGGCACGAGGTTGCCCTCGCGCTCAACAGCGAGAAGCGGTTCACCCGCTCGGGCAAGCCGTGGACGCGGAAGAACATCCGCGGCCGGCTGACGGGTGACGCGGTGCTCAACAGTCGCATCATCTGGCGCGGCGAAGCCGCGGCCCGGGACCAGGACGGGAACACCGTCTTCGGTCAGAGCGTCGTCATCGATCTGCCTCCGCTCTTCTCCGAAGAGGAGATCGAAGAGCTGAAGGATGCCGACGCGGCCAGGCCCAGGACCACCAAGACCCGTGAACGGGTCTACCTGCTCCGCGGCCTGATGATCAGCCCCTGCGGGAAGTACTACGAGGGCCACCAGCACCGGCCGACCGAGGTCATTTACCGGTGCAAGGGCCGTCAGGAGTCCTACGCCGGAGCCGGCGACCAGTGCTCCTGCCCCTACCTCGAAGCAACGTCGATAGAGCGTCAGGTGTGGGCGGACGTCGTCCGTGTGCTCAGCGACGCGGAGCGCATGAAGGCCCTGTCCCAGGACTGGCTGGACGCCACGGCTGGTGACCGCGTCGATCAGACGGCACGCATCGCCGAACTCGATCAGCAGATCGCCGAAGTAGAAGACCTGATCGACGTCACCGAGGCCACAGCGGCCCGCAGGGCGCTGCGGCGCGGCTTCTCCAAGGAGGAGGCGCAGGAGGCCGCTGAGCGGGCCTCCAAGCCCCATATGGAGGAGCTGGAAGGCCTGGAGAAGCTGAAGCGTGAAGCCGAGGCCTTCCAGCGTGAAGCAGCCGACGCCACCCGGCGTCTGCAAGGGCTGGAGCGTCTGGCCGAGGCCGCCAGGGAGAACCTGGCGGAGCTGGCCGACGAAGAGAAGGCCGAACTTCTTGACCTGATGGGCATGGAGGCCAAGGTGGTCCGCTGCGCTCCACGCCGGCTGGGCGTGGCCTGCGGCATCCGCGAGTGGTTCGTCAAGGAGGGCCGGGATGTACCGGTCCTGACCGACGAAGGCTGGGAGCAGATCAAGCCCCTGATGGGCGGCTCCCGTTCGAAGCTCGACCGCCGCCAGGTGGTTGAGGTGCTGCTCGACAAGGCGGTCTCCGGTGAGCGGATGATCGACCTGGGCGCCAAGCACGGGCTGAACCCCAAGTCCCTCCAGACGCAGTCCCATCGGTGGCTGGCTGACGGTACGTGGGCCAAGGCCATGGACCGCCTGAAGGCCGCTGAGACACGGCCGGTCTGGCAGCCGGACCCCATTGAGATCAAGGTGACCATCCGGCCCCTGGCTATCGAATCCAGGCTGGGTGACGGGGAACGAGACCGTTGGGTGAAGGGTCAGAGCACCCACCTTGCACTCACATTCACCACAGCTGCCTGACCAGCGGAAATGAGGAACCATGCCCGAGCCGCAATGGAAGCAGGAGCTGAGCCGGGATCTCGTGCTCCGCGGATTCCTCGCGGAGACCGAAGAAGAGCGCATGGCGGTCGTCATGCCCCACATCGACGCCGCGTACCAGCGCGGCCTGATGGCCGGCCGCAGCCAGGCCGGATACCCGACCCGCAGGAAGAAGAAGGAGAGCGACCCGTGTACTGCCGCTGCGGAAGGCCGTACCCCTGCCTTGAGCACGGATGAGCCGTGATCCGTCTCCAGAAGACCATCATCCTGGCCGCCCTTGTGGCGGCCTTCGTCATGTCAGGAGTGCCGTCATGGTGGAACTGATCAAGGGCTGGGCCAAGGCGATACGCCCGCACCTGCCGCGGCTGGGCTGGAGCGCCGCCAGCGGCCTCCTGGGGTCCGGCATCGGCCTGGGGGTGGCATCGCTGTACCTGAGGTACCGCGGATGGTGATGTACGACCCCGAGCGCCGGTACCTCAAGCACGCCATCTGCAACGCGCCGAAGGACCACGAGATCTTCTTCGCGGATGTCGGGGCAATCAACCGTCCGGCTCCGACGGAGACGCAGAAGCTCTGGGACCGGGCCAAGGCCAAGTGCAAGCGCTGCCCGGTCCTGAACCAGTGCCGCAGGGACACCCTGGGCGAGGCGTACGGCGTCTGGGGCGGGCTCGACCCGTACGAGCGCTGGAGGGTCCGCCAGGCCCTCAGCGCAGCCGTCAAGCGGTGGCCGAAGGAGCGGCGCCTGAAATGGGGCCAGGAGCTGGCCCGGCTGAGGGACGCGGAGATCGTCTTCCGCGAGATCCAGCGCATGACCGGCATCCCCGAGGCTCCGGCCATGTACCTGATCCGCGAGTGGCAGCGCCACCTCAAGGAGCTGGCGGAGCAGCAGCCCGCGGAGGTCGTGGAGCTGTCCGTGGTTGAGGTGGACGGAGCGCGGAAGAGGCCCTTCCCGCCCGTTCCGGGCCGGCGCCACCTGTGGGCCCGTAACAACGGGCTCGTCCAGGACTGCTGGTATCTGGCCCAGACCGAAGACGGCGTGTGGATCTACGTGCTCATCGACGGTCGTGGCCGTCGGTACAGCTCGCGCAAGTGGATCCGGGCCGAAGACACGAAGGTCTACAACCCGCAGGCCGTGACGATCCAGGAGTACGTGAACCGGCCCGACAGGGCCAAGGAGACGCCCGATGCTCTCTCTGCCTGACCATCTCTCGTTCAGCTCAAGGGAGAGCCTGGAGCGCTGCGCGAAGGCCTACTTCCTGACCCGCATCGCCAAGGCGCCCCAGGTGCCCGCTCTGTGGCTCGTGGGCGGCTCCGCCGTGCACGAAGCGACGGAGTTCTATGACCTGCTCCGGGTCAGCGAGGGCGACAAGGACCCCGATCTCCTGGACTTCGAGATCGCCGGGGTCTGGGAGGGCTGCTTCGAGAAGCAGCTCTTCGAGGCCCGGGAGAAGGAGCCCAACGAGAACAAGTGGCGCTCGTCCAAGACGGAGCCCGTTGAGACCTGGCGGTCCATGGGCTTCCAGTTCGTCCAGGCGTACATCGACTGGCGCGAGCGCAGCCCCTGGGAGATCTGGACCACGCCCGACGGCCAGCCGGCCATCGAGCTGGACGTGTCGGGCAAGCTGCCCGGCTGCCCGGTCGAGATCAAGGCGTACCTGGACCGGGTCTTCTGGGACCCGGTCATGAAGAAGCTCGTGATCCTGGACCTCAAGAGCGGCAAGAAGCCGCCGAAGACCGCGGCCCAGTTCGAGACGTACGCCGCCCTGATCAAGGTCAAGTACGACGTGGACGTGCACATGGGCGTGCCGTTCATGAACCGCAAGGCGACCTTGGGCAAGCCCTGCGACCTCTTGGAGGTCGATCCCAAGGAGATCGGCGCCGTGTACGGCGCGGCCTGGGACCAGATCCTCAAGGGCGACTTCCAGGCCAACGGCTTCCCGCGCGAGTGCTACCCGCTGTGCGACGTACAGGCCGCCTGTGCGGCCCAGGGCGGCCCGCTGGCCCACCTCTACGACCCAGATTCGCTGGCCTACGTCACGAGGCCGGGCGAAGAACCCCCTTACTGAGGAGAAACGTGGACGAGGACGAGTTCCTGAAGGTCAAGGAGATCGCAGCTCACTTGCAGGTCTCCAAGATGACCGTGTACCGGCTGATCCGGGCCAAGGAGCTGGACGCCATCCAGGTGGGCCGGGACTTCCGGGTCAAGCAGTCCAGCTACAAGGACTTCCTGGCCAAGGGTGGAGCGGGGTGGGCGCCGTGAGCCAGGCCCTGACCTTCGGCGGCCTTCTGGCCGCCTTTCTGCTGAGAGGGCGACGGAAGCGCACGCAAGAGGTCGTCGCCTACGACGACCCGCAGCGCGACCCCAACTGGTGCTGGACGCACAACATGCTCTGGCCCGCCTGCGCGGGCATGCACTGAGGAGAGGCAATGGCACGGACATTCAGCGCTCGCTTCGACAGCGAGTGCGACGAGTGCGGGTGTGACATCTGGGAGGGCGACGAGGTCGGCTGGCGGGATGGCTCCGTGGTCCACGAGGACTGCATGGAGGACGGCGAGTGAGCTACCGCCACCGCAGCTACCGCAAGATGTCCCGCGCCGTGGCCAAGGCCGCGAACGCCGCCGCCGTGGGCGAGCGGCCCGACCTGGCCCGCCACGAGATGGACCGGGTTCTGCACTGGTCGAACCAGGCCCCGCTGCCCAAGCCGCCGGGCTGGGGCAAGCCGAAAGGCTGGCGCTGGCCCGAGGGGGCTGCCTGCACCGATTGCGCGCCTGATGGCGTGTGCGAGCAGGGCTGTATCGACAGGCCGCGCAACGGCCGAGCGAAGCCCGTCAATGCTCGCTAACTGTGACTGCGGCGCCTGCTGCGAGGCCTGCGGGCACGACCGCGGGTGCATACGGTTTGAGGAGGCCGATGAAGCCGAGAGTCCTTGACCTCTTCTGCGGCGCTGGCGGCGCGGCCATGGGGTATCACCGCGCAGGGTTCGAGGTGGTGGGCGTGGACATCAATCCACAGCCGGACTACCCCTTCGAGTTCATCCAGGCGGATGCGGTCTTCTATGCCTGGGATGCGGCAAGAGCCCAGAAGTTCGACTTCATCCACGCTTCGCCGCCGTGCCAGCGAGATGCAGCGATCACGAAGGGCACGAACCAGCACCTCCGGGACACGTATCCGGACCTGTACGGGCCGATAGGCAGAATCCTCAAGGGGATGGGAATCCCGTACGTCATCGAGAACCCGGCCGCCCGGCCGGACGTCGTCCTGTGCGGCGAGATGTTCGGCCTGAAGGTCATACGTCACCGCAGGTTCGAGCTGGGCGGCTGGACCGCCCCACCACCCACCCACAAGCCCCACCGAGGCCGTGTCGCAGGCATGCGACACGGCCTTTGGTTTGAGGGGCCGTACTTCGCCGTGTACGGCAACGGCGGCGGCAAGGGGACCGTCGCCCAGTGGCAGGACGCCATGGACATCCATTGGACGTCCGTCCGCAAGTCCATCGCCGAGGCGATACCTCCGGCCTACACCGAGTACATCGGCCGGCAGTTCATCTCTCATCTGAAGAAGGAAGCAGCATGACCGACACCATGCCCGAGCAGGCCGCCGACCAGTCCGAGGACTGGGGCGACGTGGAGCAGAGCGCGGACGCGACGTACCCGGAGTGGCCGGCCAACCCGCACAACCACCGCTTCACCATCTCCATCAACGGCCAGGGCCCGATGCTGGTCGTCCGCGCCAACACCGCGGACGAGGTCAAGCAGGCCTTCGAGGAGCTGGAGAGCGGCGAGGCCGGCGCGGCCATCGGCCGGGCCTGGGCGGCCATCAAGGCCGGTGCGGCGCTGGGCAGCGGCCTGGGCGCCACGCCGGTCCCGGCGGGCGCTCCCGGCCCGCAGGGCATGCCGCAGGTCCCGGCCACGCCCACCCCGCCGCCCTTCGGGCCGAACGTCTCGGTGCCGCAGGCGCCGGGCTACCAGGGCAACCAGGGCTTCACCCCGCCGCCGGCTCCGCCGGTGCAGAACCGGGGCTCGGAGTACTCGCAGGCCGGCTGGTACCGGCTGAACGTCCCCTTCCCGAAGAAGGGCGAGTTCGACGGCATCACGCAGCAGTACGGCATGCGCAAGGGCCGCCCGTCCGAGGGCGGGAACTTCTCCTTCCACAAGGACACGAAGGCCTGGTACGTGGACCCGCAGTTCGCGGGCGCCTTCCCGCAGTTCTCGCCCGTGCCGGCGTAGATGCGGACTGCTCGTCCGATGGGGCCTGGTTCCGAAAGGGACCAGGCCCGCTTCTACGCGAAGGTCGCCCTGCCGAATGAGCAGGGCTGCATGCTGTGGCTGCCACCGCCCGGATCGAATGGGTACGGCAAGTTCTGGCTGGGTGGCCGGTGGATAGGTGCCCACCGCTTTTCTTACGAGCTTGCGTACGGACCCATCCCCGACGGGTTGACCGTCGATCATGTGCGGGCCAAAGGCTGCCGCCATCGCCACTGCGTGGCACCGGCCCATCTTGAAGCCGTGACCATGGCGGAGAACAACCGGCGAAGCAGCAGCCTGACCGCGGAGAACCTGCGCAAGACGCACTGTCCGCAAGAGCACGCGTACGACGACGCGAATACGTACATCGATAAGAAGGGCAAGCGATCTTGCCGCAAGTGTCACGCGGCCAGGGAGTACGCCCGCAACCATGGGGAGCGTGAATGCTGACGCTGTCCCGCAGTGTCACGCGCGGCGCCTCTGGGAAGGAACCGCTGCCTCCAGCCTTTGCCAGTTGGGCGGCGCAAGGCATTCGCTTTCGCCGGGCAAGCGTGTCCATGTTGGCTGGTGTACCGGGGAGTCACAAGACGCGCATCATGCTGAACGCCGTGGTGAACATGAAGGCCTCCACGCTGGCCTTCTCCACCGATTCAGACATGGACACGATCAGCTCGCGCTTGCTGGCCATCGGCACGCGTACCCCGACCTCGGTCACCGAGGAGTGGCTGAGGGCGGAGCCGGTGAAGTGCCAGCGCCTGCTGGCGCAGTACGACTTCATCCGCTGGGACTTCCGTCCCGATCCGACGCTGGATGACATCTGGCACGGGCTGTACGCGTACCACGAGACCGAAGGCCGGTACCCGGACCAGACGGTCATCGACATCGCCTCCGACGTCGGCCACGACACCGGAGACGAGTGGGGGTCCCTGCGTGACCTGATGCGCCAGGCGAAGGTGATCGCCCGTGAGACGGGCACGCACCTGCTGCTGGTGCACCACTGCTCGGACTCGCAGAGCACCAAGAAGCCGTGCCCGCGGCGCTCGGACATCCACGGCAAGGTGGCGGCCATCCCCGAGCTGATCGTCACGTGCGGTACGGACGCCTCCGGCGGCCTGCACGCGGCCCCGGTGAAGAACCGCCACGCCAAGGCGTCTGCGGACGCCGAGATCCGCATCCCCATGACGCTGGACGCCGCGACGTCCTTCGTCGGGGACTACATAGAACAGCCCGCTGTGCACTCGTACGCGGGCTGGAACCAGCCAGGAGAGGACTGGTAATGAGCTGCTACGTCGGACGCTTCCGCGTCCCCCGATGGCTTTTCGATCTGCTGCCGCTGTGCGTTCACCGCTGGGCGGACAAGCTGGGCGGTGTCGAGTGAACGCCCTCACTCTGGCCGAGCTACGGCTGAAGCATGCGCAGCTGACCGAGCGCGCTGAGCGCCTGGAGACGAAGTGGCGCACGCTGCCTGTCAGCGCCAAGTCCACCGCCCTGGGCAAGGAGATCAAGGCCCTGCGCTCGCAGGCCGGCGACTACGGCAAGCTCCTGGAGCTGGCGACGGGGCGCAACTGATGGGCTACGAGCAGCGTGAAGCAGGCGTACGCATCGTCTGCCGGGTCTCTCGGCACAACTCCGCCCGGGACAGGGCGGATGACGCCTTGGTGGACGAGATTCAGGAGCGCGTCAGGGACGCCGTGGTGGACATCGTCAAGGACCCGCGATACGCGGACCTGATCAGCTTCACAGAGGGGTTGGAGCCGTGACCTGCTTCTTCTTCCACCGCTGGGGGCGGTGGGCCTCCGAGTTCGAGGAGATGCCCGACGGCTGGCCGGGTGTCTGGGAGATCCGTTCCCGGCACTGCAAGCGCAAGCGCTGCGACATGACCGAGGAGGTGACGCGATGCGTGTCATCGTCACCGGAAGTCGCGCGTGGCCTGA